GATTTTAGACTTTGCAACATCTGTTATTGTAATCATTTATAGCCGCCTTTATAGCATCTTCTGCAAGTATTGAACAATGAATTTTAACCGGTGGTAAGGCAAGTTCTTCAGCAATTTGTGAATTAGATATCTTTCCTGCTTCGTCAAGTGTTCTGCCCTTGACCCACTCTGTAACAAGACTGGAACTTGCAATTGCACTTCCACATCCGTATGTTTTGAATTTCGCATCTGTAATTACTCCATCTTCTACTTTAATTTGAAGTTTCATAACATCGCCACACGCTGGCGCACCCACCATACCCGTACCTATGTTATCGGCATCTTTGTCGAATGATCCCACATTTCGTGGATTTTCGTAATGATCTAAAACTTTTTCAGAATATGACATATTTACCGTTAAAAATAGTTACCCGATGTATACATAAAGGTGTCCGGTTTCAAATTAAACCTTATTTAGATCCCCATACAATGTACCATGAAATCCAAGCGGCTACAAAGAAACACCAAAATTGAACCCATCTAACTTTTGACAACTCAGCATCAAAATACGCTTTGTCTGCTTGTTCTATCTTTTCAATTTCATTCTTAATCTGAATAACTTTATCCCACTCTTTAGTTCCGTACTTCTTTACAAACTCTACCCTTAATTTGTACTCTTCTTCCGATATTTGCTTGCGGTGTCGGTACTCTTCAAGGGCTTTAAATATTGCTTTTTCTTTTCTTAACTCTGCTTCTCTGCGTTCACGAATTTTTGCATTCGCTCTTTCTTTTGCAACATCTACCGCTTCCCTTTGAACATCTTCGATATTCTTGCCAATTTCTCTTCCGGCTTCTCTTCCAGTTTTAAAGCCTTCGCTTATACCCTTGGCACCAGCCAAGAACCCAAATTCATCTGGCATGTCTCAACTTACCTCTGCCAACCTTTAATGATATCAGGCGAGAAGTTTGCGTAACTGAATTGCATTCTGTCAACTAACTTGACTGCATTGCCTTTGATCTTGTCGATTGCAACATAACCCTCAACACCAGTCACTTCGTAGCCTTTCTTAGTCAACAAGAAAGTGTTCAACGTTTTAACTTCATCCATCTTCTTAATCAAAATCAACTTCGCTTCTGCTAAGAGATTCATCATTGTGAAAATGTCTTCTAGATGTGATTTGTTTTTTGGCGAGAAGAATTTAAGCACTTTGCTTTTCTTTAGCATCTGAGTAGCACGACCACGTTCACCTTTGCCCTCGGCTTGTTTCTCGTAGTAATCTTCTATGTAGGTAATCAATTCTTTAACGTGCGCTTTGACGTTTGTGATTTTCAACTGTTGACGTACTTTTGAATTGTTGAATGTCTTAATGCGTTCAATCAAGTCTTCGTCTGTATTGATGTAGTTTAGTGTTGGTGCATCTAGCTTTTGGAATATCTTTCCAGCTTCAGATAGAATTGCAGTCACTTCATCATTTTCTGATTGTGTGAGTGTAGCTTTACCTGATACGTCTTGATAGACTGCACTTGTCATCCAAACGTTTGGTGTCTTTGTGAGTGTGCTTAGAATATCTTTACCAAAGACTGCGGACATTGTTTCGAATGTATCGCCTTCGTAAATTGTATGCCAGACAATGCCAATCTTTGCTCTTTTGATATCTTTAGCAAGTTCACTTTCTGACGGTACTGCATACACTAGCGTATTTGGATGAAACGTGACGTATGATTCGCCTTCAATTGTTTCTGTCTTCAAGTCTGACTGTGTGAATAGTAAGTCGCCTTGAATGACGCCTTTGATGTTGATCTTAGGCAAATACATCAAACATGCTTTGAGTTTGGTTGCTAAGTCGCCAGAAGTGTCTGCATCAATTTCTGCTGGAGTTTTGTATACTTTGGGATTTTTATTGAAGACGCCCTTCTTCGCAACAAAGAATTTGCCGTCTGTTGGATCTTGTCCTGCAAAGACTGCTGGCGCACCATCCCATTTGACTGAAATGTCAACTTTGCTTTTGGAATGTCCAGCAAGCATATCACGCACCGCTCTGAGTGCGTTTATGCTATCTCTAGTTCCTTCAACACCCCCATTAAGAACATCGTCTTCCGCATGTTCCATGTGAGTGTTTTTCTTTTCAATAAGGTATTCTTTAAATTTAAACATGATAGGTCTGTCGTTGCAATAGACCTATTTATAATTACCTTCGCATTGATGCTTGATCCTTTGCATCATCACTAGAGAAAATAGGTACTGCATTGCTTTTGTGTAATGTGCCAATGCCAATCATCTTGTCGCCAGTGTAAACTTTGCCGTGAATTGGCTTAGTGCAACTGTCGCCAACTGTCGCTAAACTGGGATGACGTACAGTTTCACGAATATATGCTTTTGGAGGTTTGTATGCTTCGATTTCTTTAGACTTCTTGAAACCTTTAGAGAATGAAGTAGTTGGCAGATTGTCTAGCCATTGTTGATACTCTGCAACTTTCTTTGCAGGAGTTTTTTTCTTCTTCGATTTTTGATTTGTGTAAATTAACATAATGTAAGTTCGTCAACAAAGTTTAACAACAATTTATGGTTTTGTTCTTCGTGCCAATGTTCTGATATATAATTTTTATACCAATACTTTTGACTCTCAGGATGACAACCAATCACACCTACACGATTTTGAATGATTGCCATGGCGTCACCATTCGCATAAGTAGAGACTATTTTAGCACGTTCTAGATTGCCTGTCAATGCACACCCATCATAGAAGAACATTGTCTCAGGTTTGCCGTTCCAAGTAACGTTTGCAATGGTAGAATAAGACCTACGAATGTCTGCGGTATTTTGTTTAATATACTGAACAGGTTCAATGTCATCTAGTATATCGAAATAGTGACTGCCAGCCCAATATGCACCCATACATATTCCAAGATAATATCCTTTAGACTCAACAAAGTCTGCTATCATATTAGCACGTTTGCGTCTAAAGAATTTATCATAAGAATCTGCATCTCCGATACCTCCAGGAAATGCAACAATATCTGCATTGTTTAATACTGTCACTAAATCACTATCAACATTGAATAAATTAATTTCATAGTTTGGCGATAGTGCTTTAATCATCCCATCACAACAATCTGTTGAACATTCGGGATGATTAACAAACAATGCTATCGATTTCACTCTATGCCATTCTATCTACATTCTGTCCAGGACGATTCATTCTACGATTCATTTCGATACGTGCTTCTTCACTAACTTCACGCAGATGTTTAATTCTACGTTCTTCTAAACGCAATTCATCAATTCTTCTCTCCGTTTTGTTGAGAATAAGTTGTTCATACATCTTATTGTTGTATGCTCTAATACTATCTACACTCATTTTAACACCAAGAATGCCAACATGATACTTTGCATGAAGAATCCAATGCCGTTTGAGATCATGTAAAGTTTATCTTTTACAATTGCAGAACGAATAAAGAATAATAGCAAACCAGTCCAAATTAGTAACACCATGCTTAATGGGGGCAATACTGTAGGCTCACCTTGAATTGCTAAGTACGTTACTGGTACTGTAGACCCATGAATTAGAACTAATCCAATCCAACCACAAATCTCACCAAACTGACGTACAATCCAGTTATACCATTCTGTAACTTTAATCATTTCAAATTTCTTTCCTAAGAAGTTTAAGAGTTGGTCTAAATTTTTGATAGAGTCCGACTTCACGTCCATATGCTTCAATCTCCCATAATGATTCCCAATATTCATCACCTTGGTATTGTTCTCGTTGAAACGTTACCAAGTTCCCTCTTTCATGGAATTTTAATTCACCTTTAGCATACTGCTTAACGTGAACCATTTCATGTGCAAGACATTGTAAAACACGCTTGCCAAGTTTATTATTCCATTCCAAATTTATTACAAACTGTTTATTGCTTGGTATTCCTAGAACATCATCTTTAGGAAACGCTTCACCAAGTATTTTGTTTTTCACATAAAAATCTTTTATGACGTTTATGCTAATTTCTAATGTATTCGACAACCTGTCACTCATCAAACGACTAGCATAAAAATGCGTAGCCATCTTTAAAATCTTTCTCTCCTTTGGTGTCAAGGTTGCCCCTTTTGCCCTGAGAATGAGTTTCATGTCGTATCCCTTTCTTAACAATATCTATTATAGTACAGTTATGGTATCTTGTCAAGGGATATTTAGGGAAAGGGATACATTTCACATTATGAAATTAAACCTTTAGATTGCCGAAATCTCGGTTTTTCTGCATTCGTTTGCCGAAACCAGACTTATCAAATACGGGTTTATCGTCTTCAATCTGCCCACTATCGGAAATGTTAGTCTGCGCTGACTCTTCTGCATCATACAGTTTCATTTTCGCTCTATCAACACCAATCACAAAACGTTTGTTTGTTGTTGGGTCGCTGTAACGATTCTTCAACTGCTTAACCATAATCTGATTCAACTCTGCAAGTTCTTCGGTTGAAATCAAAGCAAACATCAAGTCTGCTGTTGCAGGCAGACCAAACGATTCTGAAGTATCTTCAAGTCCAACGTCTGAGTTTGTATAACCACTTCTCGTTGTTTGTGTAGCTGATACAATTGGTAATTTATGTTCAACTGCAAGCCCACGCAACTCTTCTGCAATTGCTTTGATGTATGTGTATGAGTTAATAGAAGAACCCATCTTCATACGTGCAGAGGAACAAATGTTCAGATAGTCAATGTAAATGATATCAGGAATGAATTGTCGTTTCAATTTCAACTCATTCAACAAATGATTGAAGTGATTTACGTTTGCACTAGCGGTTGGATATTCTTTGATGATTAGCTTACCTTTAGTCTTCTCACGTAGAGTTTCGACTTTCTTCAAGTATACATCTTTAGGCATACCAATCAATCTATCAAGTTCAACGTTCATCAAGTTAGCATCGATACGTTCTGCAATACGTTCTTCAGCCATTTCCATTGTGATGTACAAAACGTTTTTACCCATCGTCAGATTGGCTGCGGCACAATGACACATGAACAAAGATTTACCAACACCAGTACCAGCAAGAACAATGTTCAAAGATTTTTCTGCAAGCCCACCTTTAGTGATTCTGTTTAGATAGTCAAGGTCGAATGGGATTCGTCTTTCAACTTTATGATAGAAGTCATATCGTGTTTCTGCGTCATCAATAAAATCGTGACCAATGTGATTATCAAAAGAAACTGAAAGCGCATCTGCTAGAATTTTAGGGATCGAACCTTTATCAAGTTTTTCTGTGCTGTTCTTATTCTTGTCATCAAGAATTTGAATGCTCTGCATGATACCATTGTAGATTGCTTTTTCTTGACAGAAATTTTCTGTTGCATCAATCAACCATTTGGTGTCGGACACTTCGGGATCGATTGTAATTTCTTTAACAAGCGCAATCGTTTTCTTGTGCTGGTCATCTGTTAGATTAACTCTCTTGTCAATCTCAATAGCCAATGCCTCTTGCGTTGGCATTGTGTTATACTTATTTACATAACTTTCAATTTCAGAGAACAATAGTTTTTCTGAAGATTCCTGAAAATACTCGCCTTTAATGAATGGTAAAGTCTTTCGTGTATACTCTTCATCCAATATCAGGTGTTTCAGTATTTTTTGTTCCAAGTTCATTCTTATACCTTTTCTCTGCTTCGTTCAATGCGTGTTTCAGCAAGTCATTTAAAACCTCACCAAGATATGCTTCAAAGATATCATTACCTTGAAGTGCTTTGTGTTCTTCACTTATTATATCATAGTTGAAGCCAATTGAATAGGTTCCGTCAGGATTTTCTTCTTCGGCAAAATTAATTTCACCAAAATGGAATACTGTGTCTTTAAAGTCGCCAGCAGTAATTTTGATTGTTGCGACAACATCTTTATCTTTGTATTTGATATCGCTTTCGGCAATCTCATAAGTTTCTTCAATCTTCATTGACTAACTCCAACTCTTCTTCATCAGTAACACCCTCAACACCATCTTGCCCATACAAGAATTCTTTCTTACATGCTTCGTCAATCAATGCTAAGATATCAGGTGTGAAATACTTCTCTGGCTCTTCGTTGATGTTCTTGCCGAATACTTTAGTACCATTAGCAAGTTCATATCGTGTAGATACTTTTTTGATGATACCATACTTCTCTGCAATTTCAAGCAAGCCAAAGTATCTGTCAAGCCCTGTGCTGTATGTAATCTTCACTTCGACTTGAGAGTTTTCTTTTGTCAAACGTGACTTCTGCAACTTGCAACGAACGATGTTACCAACAACAGCAGTACCATCTTTATCTTTACGCTTAGACAAGTAAATGATTGTAGATGCGGTGTACTTTAAGCCAGAGCCACCAGACATTTCTTTAGTTGGGATGTATGCACCAACAACATCATAAACGTGATTCGTTACAAGCAAAGGCACACCAATCTTAGCAAGTTTCAAATTCAATACACGGAATGTTGCTTTGAGAATAGCAGACTTGGTCATGTCTTTAGTCTCTTTGCCTTCAGCAGTATCTTCCATTTCTTTAGTAGATGATAACTGACCAAGAGAATCAAGAACCATAATCATTGGCTTGCGTTTCGCTTCTGGTTGTGCTTGATACTTCTCAATGATTTGCAATGCGGTGTGACGAAACTTTTGAATTGTATCTGGCTCAGAGATAACAACCCGTTTAGTATCAACGCCACGAGATTCCATCATTTGTTTTGTAACTGCGGCTTCTGTATCAAAGTAGATAACACCGCCTTCGGGATTTGCATCGAGAAATTGTTTAACAATCCCAAGCACAAAGAATGTTTTACCAGTTGACGATTCACCAGCGAATGCAGTCACTTTGTTGTTAGGCACACCGCCATAGATGCTACCTGATAGAACAGCATTCAATGCATATGAACCCGTATCAATACATCCACTATACTCAGCAGATGCACCACCTTCAGATAAAATCTTTGTGTCTTCATCTTTCAATTGGTCAACTAAATCTGTAAAAAAATTGCTCATTGTGTTTTTCCTTCATAATATTTGTTTAATAACTTTGGCGAATGCTGTTCATATTCACTAACATCAGGTTCGCTTTTCTTTTGCACTTCTAAATCATGGGTACGCTGACGGAGTTCTGATGTACTGTAACTATGATTTCTCACATGATAGTATAACTCAATTCCGTTCTCAATGCAATACTGTTTACCGGTAAAGTCTTTATTTTTGTATTCTTCGCCAAGAAATCTTATGTGCATTGTTTGCGTCATAATCAGATTAGCTAAGTCTTCTTCGGTATGGTAGACAAGAATTTCATCCACATACTTACACGCTTGCAATTGAACATATCTTTCATATACCGATTGTACAGGTTTATTTTTTGTACTAGGTCTATCTACAGTAGGATCAACTTGTAACGCAACAATCAAATAGTCACACAACTTTTTTTCCATCTTCAACATCGTCACATGACCAGCATGAAATAAATCAAATGACGAACAATTAAAACCAATTTTCATAAATTATCTTTCTGCAAACTCTGCAAATTTTGATCTGCCATCCCTAGTGTATTTACGTTTAAAATCTTCCAGTTCTTCTTTCGTCATTGGTATAGGTTCAATGAGTGTCGCATTCAAATTTTCATCGCCAATAGATTGATCTGGCGTTCGTTTTCTTTGTCTTCTTTTTTGTTTTGGTTCAACTTCATTGGTTGGAATATCAACTTGATATCCACCAGACTTCTCTTCTTTCTCTTTTGCTATTTGTCTCAAAGAAAAGTTTCCTGCAATAACAAGCAAGACTGCCATTGGGTCAAACACAAGAACTAAAAGAATAATAACGAATCGTACAGACTTATCTAGTAAACTAGAATCGATGCTATCTCCGTAGATTAACGCCGCAATATATTTGATCGGACCAACCTCTGCTTCCACTTTACGAATTTCGGCGGCGATAGGAGCCCGTTCTTCATTAAGAGTCGCCACCCGCTTGTTATATGTTTCGATTTCTTTAAGTAAGCGACCACGTTCAACCTGTTGGGCTTTGCGTAGACTTGCCGCTTTTTCTGCACCCTTTTCGTTTGTTGAACGAACCATAACTTGGTCCACAGCTTCATCCATCTGTTTGAGCGTTTTGCGATTAACATCAATATTATCCTTCTCAACTTTAATCTTCTCATCGATCATTTCAATTTTTGCAGATACATCACCACTCACTAAACTTTGATCGTTATGTGCTTTAGAAAGATATCCAAAAATTCCCAATGATGTAATGAACATCAGAATCATAACTGCTACTGTGAAATAGTATTTCAAAAATTTCGGAGCAACTTTCCAATTCTTATATGCCCATGATGCGGCAATGAGTTTAGAAAACTCTAGCGCACCACCCATGATTGCAATTGGTATTGGGCTAGCCGCAAAGATAGCCATCAAGCCAATGACTGAATAGTATGCGGCAATAGCAGAAAGAGATATCGCACTCAATAATGTAATCAAAGCGAATAGCATAATTATCCTCTAGTCAACGCCAACACCCTATCAATTTGATCTTGGATCTTTGAAGTTCGATTAGGCCAATAGATATATTCTTTTTCTGGATTCTTCATCAAGTTAACTAGCAAAGGCATGATGAGTTGTTCTAACTCTTTTAGATTTGCTTGCACTTCTGATTTCATGTTTTGGCGTTCTGCATCAAGTCCTAGTTTACCTTGATTGTATAGTGCCAACATTGCGTCTAACTTCTCTTCTACTCGGTGTAGTGATTCTGAAGATTGTTCAACAGTTTCTCTAACGAGAATAGTATCTTCTAATGTATTTGGATCAGTGAGTCTAGTTAACGTTGATTCGTCAACTGCACTAAATCCAAAATCATCTTCTTTTCTAAACGCTAGGTATTCTGCGGGTATTGTTCTTGTTGTCATGCGAAAAAACTCTCCAATGAAGAAACACGTTCAGTCTTCCAACCAATTGTGTTTACGATTGTTTTTAATGGTTCAAGATATGCTTTATCAAACTGCGTATCGTAGTCGATATATTTTTCTACGCCAAACTCTTTTGGTAAGACTGTGAGAATAGAAAATACATTTTCTTGAACGGGATTTGGAACTTTCATGTAACAGAATTTAGTCTTGTCACCATCCTGAATAAGTTGATACTTCTTAGTCAGTTTATACTTTTTCAGAAACGCATTAAACATTATCGCACCACGCACATGCATAGGTGTGCCTTTTGAATATAGTTCCGAACTGCTCACATATTTAGACAGGTCACTAACACCACGTGGAAATGCAATGTCTTCGAATGGAAGAGTTTTGAATTCTTGTTTGAATAATTCAACGAAAGATTGAAACTCTTGTTCATTGCCATTCATCACAATCTTCAAAGACTCTTTAATCTTCTCACGGCATGACATTGGTGTGGAAGACTTAACGGCTTCAATGCCCATCATCTTCAACTTTGGTTCTGCGAATCGAACACCTTCAGAATCGTACACGTTTAGAATGTAACGTTTTTTTGCAGTCCAGATGCCTTTGTTTGCGATAACTTCACGCTTCATCTGCATCTTCTGGTCGAATGCATTCATGTAGTCTGCTAGTTCTTGGTATGACTTGTCGATGAATGGTTCGAATTTTTCGATACACGCTTTGTTGACGAAATCAACAATCGTTTCAACTTTCGTTTCACTCTTCGATCCGTAGACCATATGTACCAGCGGACCAAGATTGACGTATACAGAGTCCGTGTCCGATGCGATAACATAATCAATATCCTTAGTCTTCAATAGTTTGTTTAGATAACTATTCAACTTCATTTCAATCCATCGAATAGCTAGTTGACCAGACAGAGTAATTGCCTCTGCTTGGCGAATGTCAAAGAACCTAAAGTATTGATTACCAAGTGCACCATAAGCAGAGTTCAATTGTACTTTCTTTGCGAGTTGCAAGTTCTTGTACTTTGAAATCTGATTTGTTATTTCACGTTTACGTTCTTTATCAGTTTCTTTTTCGTAAGCCTTTTGTGCCTCGATCATTTTCTTTTTGTACAATGAACGATCATCATACATGCGTTGCATCATAGCAGGCAAGAAGCCTTGCTTGTCACGCTTGAAGTAATGGCCATTGGCTGCCATGCAATATTCACCTTGTGCTTGATACTCACCATCTAGCAAATTATCAATAGAGATACTTGTGTGGCGACCTTCAACAATTGTTTCCGGTGAAACATTGTACTGCATAATCAAGTGTGGATACAATGAGTTCAAGTCAAATGACACAACCCATTCGTGCATACCAACGATTGGGTCTTTCACATAAGCGCCAGCATACTGTTCATCTTTTGCGGTATGAACATTCTGTGGCACAACAATATTTTGTTCAATCAATTCGTTATGAATCAAAGTATCCCACATGCGTACTTGTGTGAACACATCGGTGTAATTAACTTTAGCATCGTATGCGAGGGCAAGCGCCATGTCAATCAATTGCATCTTAGCATCAATACGATCCACAAGTTCAACGTCATGGATGTTGTACTCAATAAACTTTTGAAAGTTTGTTCGATATAACTGATGTAGACTTTCAACTTCAGAGTAGTCAAGTTTCTTCTCACCAAGTTCTAGATACGCAATGTGATTGAGACTAAAACTTTCTTGCTGTGAGTATGTAAACTTCTTGTACAATTCAATGTAATCAAGAATAGCAATACCCACCAAATCGAATGCTACTTGTTGTTTGTTGTGAATCGTAGTTGTACGTTCACCGATTCTACGGAATGGTGATAGACGCTTTGCAGTATTGTCGCCCATGAGTCTTGTGATACGATTGTTCAGATATGGAATATCAAAGAATTGAATGTTCCAACCAGTCACAATGTCTGGTGATGTTTCTTCCCACATGTCAAGAAAGCGCATGATGAGATTATTTTCATCACGACACTTCATGTATGTTACATCATCACGATAGTTATCATAGTCACCACAGCCAAACACATAGAAGTGTCCTGATATCTTAAATGTGATTGCAGTGATTGGCTCACTCGCAGATGCAGGTTCAGGAAAACCATTTTCAGAACCAACCTCAATGTCGATGTTCGCAATCTTAATTTGGTCTGGATCATAATCTAATTTGCCTGGATACGCTTCATTGATATAAACGTATGGAAAGTTTGTTGAGCCATACACTTTGAAGTTGTCAACATCTTCATAACGTTTCATAAACTCTGTTGCGTCACGCATTGTGCCTTGCGATACTGCCGCAAGCGATTGGCCATCTAATGTTCGATAATCACCATCTTTAGATTGTAGATATAACGTTGGATTGTATTCGACCTTATCGGTAAATCGTTTGCCGTTGTTGTATCCACGAACAAGAATGTTGTTGCCGAGTTTAGAAAAATGCGTATAAAATTTCATTAAGTAATAATGCCTTGAGTCGGTGGCAGGACAATTCCTGATCCGTATATCTCATTATACTTGTTTTTTATCTCTTGTGCAACTGATACGTTGTAAATTACATGGTTAGGATTAAACTCTACCACTTTTTGTTCGGAGAAGATTAAAAGAGGTTGCATTTGCAAAGCGGCTTTGCCAGCTTGATTCATACCAATAGCAAGAACACATGGGTTCTCTACACGATACTTATCCGCAGTCTCTTCTACAATATCACCAACAATTTCTTCACCTGTTGATAATTTCAAAATTCTTAAGTTTGCCATTTTATATCCTATAATAAAATGGGGGCATTGCGCCCCCATGTGTTTATTTAAAACGCTCTGCTTTATGTCTCTTTGCGTCTTGAATTGCTTCAAGTAAAGCAATAAAGAAGTTTTTTATTGATTTCATAATTCATCCTCAGTTAAATATTGCTGAGATGATTTTTTAGTTTTAGGCGCAGTATCAACTGTGTCTTTAACTTCAATCTTCTTTGGCTTCTTATGTTCTGGAATGATTCGTTCCAAAGCAATCTTCAACATACCATTAATCAAAGCGGCATCTTGAATTTCGATTTGGTCATCAAGTGCGAATGTGCGAGTGAACGCACGATTAGCAATACCCTTGAACAAGAAATTATCTCCATCATCTTTTGTGTTACCGGCAACAATTAGTTTGTTGTCTTCTAAAGTGATATCGATTTCCTGTTTACCAAAACCAGCAACCGCAATTTCAATGACGTATGTATTGTCACCAGTCTTGCGAATGTTGTAAGGTGGGTAGTTAGGAATGTTCTTAGTCACATCATCATGTATTTTTGCTAGTCGATTGAATTGCTCATCGAAGCCAACAAAGAATTTATCAAAATCTTTGAAACCTTGTCCGCCAAAAAGTGCGGGAATTGGTGTGTGTCCCATTTTGTATCTCCTCTTACTTATTTTTTGAAAACGCTTTTTTAGCGTCAAAAGTGTATGCAGACATGCCAAGAGTTGTAAAAAACTTATTGACTTCTACTGCAACAGCTTTTGCGTAAAGTGTTTGCGCTTCAATGAAAGTGTTGAGGGGTTTTGCAAGTTCTTCATTCTTGACGAATGTTTTGACGAATTGCGTTTTTGTGCCTTGAAAAGTATCGATAGCACTATTGATGTTTTGTAACATAGTTTCTCCTATTAAGCGAGTTAAAAAATAAAATTGATACCCCGAAGGCGTATCATTAAAGTCCTGCTTACTGGCTACAGGGGCACCATATCGTTGTGCCAGCTTTAGACGCTCCTAAGGTAGAAGAGCCATTTACGTTCCCATCCCTGAGATACGTTTATTTATAACAGATTAAGCCTGTCCAACCATTCTACGTGAAACAAAATATGTTGTATTACCTTCTGTGTTCATTGCTGTACGAACTTTGTAACCGCACTGGCGCAAGTCACTCATACGGGCACGAAGGTTTTTAACGCCAAACAAAGACCTTGCTTGGGGTGCAGAGATTCCACGACCTGTACCACGCAAGTACGATACCAAGAGTTCTGTCTGTGTTTTGCTAGAATTTACAAATGCCATTTTATATACCTCATCAATTAATGATAAAAAATTTACTAAGAATTATTTCTTAGCTTCTGATTTAGCTTCCGCTTTATTAGCTTCTGCTTTTTTAGCCTCTGCTCGTTCGGCTTTCTCTTTTGGAGTAATCACTTTAGGACGTGGTTTCTCTTTAGAGTCTGCTTTAGCGGCAGGTGCTGATGCTGTTGTTGCAGGTTTGTCAGCAGGTTTCTTTTCTGCTGGTTTGTCTGCCGCAACGGCAACTAGGGAGAGAGTAGTCAATGCTACTGCTGTCAATACTGTCATGGATTTCATAAAATCTCCTAATTTATTTCAAGATAACATTATCTCACATTATACAACGTTTGTCAAGCCCTGATAGTTGACCTAATCATCCATGCATGTTTATTGAATGCATCTTGACGCTCTGCCATAAAGTTACTTATGTTGTGGCAACGTTCTTGTTCTGCAAGTTCGTATGTACGTTGAATGCTTGTCAGCATTGTTGGAATATCATCTAATAATCTTTGCATCATCACTTCTGCTGGTGGCACAGTTTCGTCACCTTGGATTTGTGATAACTGAATGAAGCGATTAAAACTTCCTGGTGCATATGAATCCAATGTTCGAATCTCTTCTGCAATTTTATCCACAACACCATACACTTCAGTATAGATGTTTTCTAAAAAATCGTGATACTGAGGGAAGTTAGGACCAGTTACGTTCCAATGGTAGTAATGCGCCTTCAGATAAAATGCGTAGTGGTTCGCTAAAGACACTTTTAGTGATTGTACTAGTTCTTCCATTTTATTCCATTTCCCTCTTTTTATTTCCGATATTATATTTAGCAGTTAAAAGCCATTCATTTTTTTCTTTATAAGATATGATTTTGATTTGAGACAATGGTGCTATAGGCTCTTCAACGTTTGTTGCCCTAGGAACAATTTCAATTAATCCCCATTCGGCTAATAGCTTTGCAATTGTGTTTCTTCTCGCTAAATCATTTTCTTCAAAGTCGGTTGGTTTACCATCTAATGCAAATAACTCTTTAAAATGTACAATATAATATTTACCTTTTTTGTGTAAAATATGACATGACTGGTATAGTGTTTTATCTTTACGTGACGCAACGCCAATACGGGTTAGTGTTTCTTTTACTTTTAAGAAATCGTCTTCTTGTTTTAATCTTATCTCAAGTAAGTCTTCAATGTTCACCGCCATTCTTTTTCTCCTTGGACTTCACGCCACCTTTTTGTATTTTTTGTTTCATCATCTGGAGTTGATCTGACGTTATAAGATTCTGCACTTGTTTAGCTTTAGCATAACTATAGCCAAAATATTCAGAAATCACATTAATGTCTTCAACTACTTCATTCTTAAACCACTTGCTAAAGCGTTTTCGTGGCCTGATGGTATTTAGTAAATACAAAAATTGAGGTTTGTTGTCGAGGAGATGACGGCTGTTCATCTCATTTGCATATAAGATTGTGTCTGAGAAGTAGGATAGTCCTTTATTTACGATGTACGCATTGTACGATTTTTCGGCAAGTTCATCATTATCAGTGCCAACCATCATATTTTCTTTTGATTGGTTGATGGCGTTTAGGTAGTCAAATGGTGTCATAATGTAATCAATTTCAATGTGTTTACCGGAACTTTATAGAAATATTCTCCATCTTTTACATACTTGTTTTTATTTTCTACAAGAGGACATTGTAACACAATTTCGGCTTTACAGCAAAACATTCTAGTCAAAATTTTATTTACGGAAAAGAAAAAAGTTGGCAATTCATTTTCAAGTAATTTCTTTTTTCTACTAGGAACATTTAATGTGTCAAAAGGAAAATTATCTTTATCCCAATTATTTCTAACTTCTACTTCTGCATATCCAACAACAGTATTGTTTTTTGTTAAAATTAAATCTACCCCATATAAATCTGAATTGTCTATGGCATCTATATTTAATTTGGACTTGAAATAATTTTTTACTACAGTTCTGCCAACATCATCATACTTGTCGTATAGTGAAGGATCAAATTTTTTATTAATCATTTGAATTCGCAGTCAACCATCACTTCTGTCAAGAAAGCGACAAAGTTAATTTCTTGGTCAACGACAAATGCAGACTTGTATTGATAGTCGGCAAGCAATAGAACCATACGTGGAACAGAATCAGGCTTCAAGCATTCGTTGCTGTTATCAAAGATTCGTTTGAATAGTACATAAGGTTCATTGTCTAGATTCTCTGCAACCCACTTACGCATACCCGTGAAGTCTTTTGCTTTTAATCTTTCGACTAATGACTTGAAATTGTCACTTGAGATATTTGCAAGAATTCCAGTATCGATCTTACCTGTAGCAGAGTAACGTTGCAGTTCATTGAGAACACGCCTCCAATCAGGAAAGTGTTTCATAATAAGTTCAGCAACAACCTTCTCTTCAAATTCTACATTTTCTTTTTGCAGAATGCCAGTCATACGTTTCATAAAACGACCAGCAAGTTTTGGCTTGTCTGATGCGTTTATCTTAAAATGTACAACGGAGCACCTACTGTGGAGAGGGGCGATGATACGATTAAGAAAGTTGCAAGTAAGGATAAAACCACAATTAGCAGAAAACTCTTCCATGAAGTTTCGTAATGCGGGTTGAGTAGATTGCGGATTAAGGTAATCAGCCTCGTCAAGAATAACATATTTACGACCACCAGAGAATGATACGGTTGAGGCAAAGTTTTTAATTTCATTTCGCAAGGTATCGATGTTGCCATTCATCGATCCGTTAATAACAATATAAGTACATCCAAGTTCTTCAAGCATAGCCTTTGCGATAGTAGTTTTACCAACGCCAGGACCGCCCGTAAGAATTAGATTGGGAACGTTCTTTTGCTCAACGAATTGTTGGAACGTAGCCTTTAAGTCTGCTGGAAGAATTGTCTCTTCAACAGTTTTTGGTCGATACTTTTCGACCCACAAGAAATCTTGTAGCATGTGTTCACCTTATCATAACATAAAAATATATTCTAACACATTGCATGTTAGAATGCAAACTGAGTGTTACTTAGCCACACTCTCATATAAAGTCTCAACATCATCTTGCTCTTGTTGAACTTCGGTGAAGTTTTGTTTGTGATAAATCTTTGCAAGTTTGCGAGTGTACTTTTTAGGCAACTCAAATTTATCTTCCACAGTAGTGAGAATATCTTTAATCAAATCACGCTCGGCTTCAATTCGAGTGAGTGAGTTTGAAATTTCGACAAGTGCATCCAGAATCTTTTTACGGTCCTCTGGAGAGGACGGAACAATCACATTACTCATAATATTAACCTTCGTACTTAGAGCCAGCTTCAGTAGCAATCCAATATTCAATTGGGTCTGTCGCATGTTTGAAATGCGAAATACCTTTAGATGAAATCGATACATCATATGTACCAGCAACCATCTTAAGATTTTCTGTATTGAAAATTAATTTAAAGGTTGCACTAGTCTCACCGACTTTGATTGAGAAATTATCTGAATCTGCATTCTTAACGTCAAGTGCAGAGATAGAGATTTCACTGCCATCACCAACAACCGCAATGTTTGGAAGACCCAAGATGCCAGACAATTTCAATACTTGATTCATATCGTCTTTTGTCAGACGAAAATTCACTTCGGCATTGTCGATCTTAATTTCTTTTGCAGGCGGTGCGACAATCATAGACTCATCGGCAAGTCCATAAGTTGTCTTGGACGTTCCAGACTTGATTGTGATATTATTGTTATCTGTATTGACAACAATCTCAG